CCAAACCAACCGGTAATGGTAACTCAATGGATCGTGAAGATCGATTGAAGAAGTATTTCACAACTATCCTTTTGCAAGGAGAAACTTCAGGACGGAAGAGAATTCGTATTCTACCAACTCCCGACAATTCTTCACCATTTAAGGAAGTTTGGTTCCACGAAGTACAGGTAAACAAACAATGGCTCAAACTCTATGATCCAGGAAAGAATGACAACGAACCATCACCGTTAAATGACCTATATGACGAACTTATGTCTACGGGTAAAGCTCAAGACAAAGAACTCGCAAGTCAATATCGGTCTCGTAAATTCTACATCGTAAAGGTAATTGACCGTGATGCTGAAGAGGATGGTGTAAAATTCTGGCGTTTCAAACACAACTATAAGAACGAAGGTGTATTGGATAAGATTATTCCGATTTGGCGTGAAAAAGGTGATGTAACCGACCCAACGAAAGGACGAGACCTCATCATCACCCTCACAAAGTCCAAATCCCCAAATGGAAAAGAATATACCACAATTCAATCCATTATGCACGACGACCCATCTCCTTTGGCGACAGACAAGAAACAACAAGAAGAATGGCTCGCTGACGAATTGACTTGGGAGGATGTATACTCAAAGAAGCCTTATGAGTATCTTGAAGCAATCTCTCGTGGAGAGACCCCACGTTGGGACAATGCAACGGGTAAATATGTTTATGGTGAAGAAGGAACATCTGAGTTCGGTGGTGGAGGAACCACAGATGAAGAAAGTGACCTTGATCCTCAACACAACGAACTTCCCTCGGCGGAACTTCCATTCTAAAAATCACGGGGAGGTTTTCCTCCCCTTTTTTAACTTATAAAAATTATGGCAATCAAGAAAAAAGATTTTACTTCGGTAAAGAAGAAGTTTTCGACTTCGGCAAAATACAAACCACAAAAATACCTTGATTTGGGTCAAGAATTTTTGGAAGCAACAGGTATGCCAGGACCGGCACTTGGTCACCTTAATATGTTCTTGGGTCACTCTGATACCGGTAAGACAACCGCACTTGTAAAATCAGCGGTCAATGCGCAACAAAAAAATATCCTACCTGTTTTTATTATTACAGAACAGAAATGGAGTTTTGATCACGCCAAAATTATGGGATTTCAGTGTGAAGAGGTTGTTGATGAAGAGACTGGTGAATTGGATTGGGATGGATTCTTCCTTTTCAAAAACGATTTTGATTATATTGAGCAAATTACTGATTATATCAATGAGGTATTGGATGCACAAGACAAGGGTGATATTGACTACGACCTTTTGTTCCTTTGGGACTCGGTTGGTTCTGTTCCCTGTAAAATGACGTTCGACGGTAAAGGAGGAAAACAACACAACGCATCGGTTCTTGCTGACAAGATTGGAATGGGTATCAACCAACGAATTTCAGGAAGCCGTAGATCAGACAGTAAATACACCAACACTTTGGTAATCGTCAATCAGCCTTGGGTTGAACTTCCCGATAATCCTTTTGGTCAACCGAAGATTATGGCAAAAGGAGGTAATGCAATATGGTTAAACTCATCGTTAGTTTTCTTGTTTGGAAATCAAAAAGGTGCGGGTACAACCAAAATTACAGCCACTAAAGATAAGAGAAGTGTTAAATTTGCATCAAGAACCAAAATTTCTGTTATGAAAAACCACATCAATGGATTAGGATATGATGATGGTAGGATTATTGTGACACCTCATGGGTTTTTACATGGTAAAGATAGTGCTGAGGAGAAAGAATCAATTGAGAAATACAAAAAAGAACATTCAGAATATTGGAAAGATATATTGGGGGTTGATGGGGAATTTGATTTAAAATATGATCGGGAAGAAGAATAAAAGTGAGAACTTTATTGGTCGATGGAAATAACCTCCTGAAAATCGGATTTCACGGGGCTAAGAACTTATACTCTCAAGATAAGAAAGTAGGAGGTATTTTCCATTTTCTGAATACACTAAGAAAACAACTTACGGAGTATAACTACGACAAAATTCTTGTATTTTGGGATGGTGAGTATAACTCTTTGGAAAGAAGAAAGATTCTTGCAGAATACAAAGCAAATAGAATCAAATCCGATGACTTTGACACAGAATCTTTTTACGAACAAAAGAACCGCATCCAACTTTATTTGGAAGAATTTTTTGTAAGACAAGTAGAACAAGCAGAATGTGAGTCTGATGACCTAATTGCATTTTATACTCAAAATTCTGACAACGAACAAGTTACGATTTATTCGGGGGACAAAGATCTAACACAACTAATGAAAGAAAATGTGTGGATCTATAACCCGTTTAAGGGACTAATAAAGTATGGTGAAAAGATTCAGATAGTAAAAGATCTGTACGTTCCATCAGAAAATATGGCGGTCTTTAAGATTTTTTGTGGTGATAAGTCGGATAATATTAACGGAGTCTATTTTCTTGGTGAAAAAACTTTGGTTAAATTATTCCCTGATCTATTGACAAAAAAGATGGAAGTAGAGGAAGTATTGGATTTGGCTGAAAAACTTTTTGAAGAAAACAAAAACAACAAAACGTTACAAAACCTTTTGACTGGTAAAACAAAAGATGGTATATTTGAAAAAGAACTTTATGAAGTCAACAGAAAGTTAATTGATCTACGAAACCCACTTTTAACACAAGAAGCAAAAAATGAAATATTAAGTCTAATCAATGAGAGTTTAGACCCCGATGGTAGATCATACAAACAGGCGATGAAACTTATGAGAGAAGATGGTCTGTACAATTTTTTACCGAGAGGGGACAATGCATGGGTTGATTTTATCACCCCTTTTATGAAGTTAACAAGAAAAGAAAAACAAACCTTTAAAAAACAAAAAAAATGAAAGAACAGGAATTGAAAAAAATGGAATTGTTGATTACCCTCAACGACAACTTTGTGGTACAACGATTCTTTAATGTACGGGATTATCAAGAAAACGCAGGACGATCTTTGAATCTCTATCACGAGTTGAATAATATTAAGAACATTATTCAAAATGATCTCAAGCGTAAGACCCTTGTGTATATGACCGATAATTATTTTCAGATCACCACCGATGAGTCCATCATGGAAACATCAAACACCGATGGACCAGAGAATTTTAACATTTATATCAAGGATGGAAATCGGACAATTTGTCACCTTCAGTTCGATGCGAAAGTTTACCCCCCAAAAGTTCGTTATACGGTTGATATACGACCACTTCTGAAAGGTGTTTTGCGTAACCTAACTGACATTTTTTCCGACGAAAATTTAACTTACTCTTACCTAGATTTAGAACTCGTTTAACTATATTTATAGAAAAATCAGGTAGTTTCATTCATGGCAAATCAGAAAAATTTCGGTTATTTAGGTAATACCTTTCAGCTCCAACTTCTCAATCAAATCATCTTTGATAAGAAGTTTTCGGGGTCTATTATGGAAGTTATTGAACCCACGTACTTTGACAACAAGTATTACTCAATCATTGTCCAAATGGTAAAAGAGTACCACGCAAAGTACGAATCTATTCCGAACATTGCCACACTTGAACAACTAACTATCTCTGAAATTTCTCAAGAACAAGCCCGCAAGGTAATCATTGACACACTTGAAAATGTCAAGAACGCACCACAGGAGGGGCACGAGTTTGTACAAGACAAAGCATTGAAGTTTTGTAAACAACAAGTTATGAAGAAGGTGCTTGAAAGAGCACAGAAAATCATCGATAAAGGTGACTTCGAAAATTATGACGCGTTGGAAGAAATGGTGAGAGAGGGGTTACAGGTTGGTAATATGGAACAAGACACAGCAGATGTGTTCAGTGATTTAGATGATGTTTTGGCGGAAGACTATAGACACCCAATTCCAATGGGGATTAATGGGTTAGACAATCTTCTGAGTGGTGGATTGGCGAAGGGTGAAATTGGTGTTATTCTCGCTCCGACGGGGGTGGGTAAGACAACTATACTCACAAAAATAGCAAACAACGCTTTCAATATGGGATTCAATGTTCTTCAAATCTTCTTTGAAGACAACCAAAAGATTATCCAAAGAAAGCACTTCACCTTGTGGACAGGACT